CGTCGCCGAGCTTGCAGCCGTAGCCGAGCGTGCAGCCGCCGCCGAGCGTGCAGTCGTCGCCGAGCTTGCAGACGTCGCCGAGCTTGCAGTCGTAGCCGAGATCGCAATCGTTGCTCAGCTTGCAGTAACTACCGAGCTTGCAGCGGTCTCCCAGCTCGCAGCGGGAACCCAGAGTGCAGCCGTCACCCAGAGTGCAATCGACGCCCACAATAGCCGTCGGCGCAATCCAGCAGGACTCCGGCACCGTAGCTGTCACGTGCCTCCAGCCGCCGCCGTTGGAGTGCCTTACCCAGTCGGCCTCGACAGCACCGGGCACTCGTCTTTGTAGTTCCTCAAACGTCATGATTTCCCCTTCTCCCGCGCGTCGCGGATCGCGTCGGCCTTCTGCCTCAGTTCCTCGGCATCGCACAGATCGTCTTTTAGCTTTACTACTTCCTCCCGCAGCGCCCGAAGCTCCGCCGCCATCGCAGGGTATGCGTTGTGCAGGGCTGAGTTGTATGATGCCCATTTACTCCGATGCACAGACGCCACCCGCAGCGCATCCAGCGCGTCAAGGTCCGCGGGCTTTATCTCGTCGTACATCGGCTCTCCGTGATCCAATTTCGTCATCATGTTTCTCCCCTTCTTCCACCGCAGAAGGCCCTCCATGAAGACCCTCGGCGGTGGCCGCTCAATGGAACGGCCCTCGCAGAATTCAACAGATCAGCTCAGGTAAAGATTCTCCTTTTCATTTGTGTATTCGGAGGCACGCCTCCGGTCAGCCGATTCGCTGGCGGGCGCCCTCCCCAGGAATTGCCCGAGTCTCCCAACGTGGTCGGCTGGCCGCAGGCGGTGGCCTGCTGGGTGACTAAAACGGCGTGTCGTCGTCCACGGCGGAGTGACCGAACAGCGCGCGCTTGATGTAGTCCACATCGTCATCGCTCGCGGCGGTGTCTGCTGGCCGCTTATCGCCGCCAAAGAACAGCCCGCCGATCTTCAGTTTCTTGGTGCCCTTGTACTCATCCTCGTTGACAACAAATCGGCAATCGACAGCCTTGATGTACTGTCCGGCCTGCTTGTAGAAGTCGTTTCCGATGGCCTCGACATCCACGCCCATGCTCGGCAATGCTTCCCGAAGCCGCGTTGCCAGTTTTCCAGACACCCACCACGCATAGACATGCTCGCCGCCTTCGGTGTCGAGGAGGCCCACGCGAAGGTATACCTTGCCGTTGGCATTGCGGAAAAAACCACAGCGCTCAGGGATGATTGTGGCGTCGTAAAACTCGCCGGGTGTAAACGTCACTGCGCCACCTCCGCCACGCGGACGACCTCAGCCGCGGCCTGAAGGCGCTCCTTTAACGACTCGGCGGCGCTCTCCGTCCTCGACTGGACTCGCTGCTCGGTGGCCTCGGTCACGGCGTCCATGGATACCTCGCCAGCGTCGTACACGGTAGCGCCCATGACCTCGGACGCGAACCAACGATGGAAGTTGGAGATCACGCGAGCCATGAGCATGTTCTTCGGGAACTTGTCGTAGTTGCCCTTGGTCTCCTCGTGGCGCTTCGGGTCATACGACTTGCCGCGCGAGTTCTGGACGAAGTGCGCACGCTCGGCCTCCTGAATTGTCATCCCCACCTCCAGCGGCTTGCCGTTGGCGTCCTGCATCGGCTCGCCCTTGTAGGAAAACCGCAGCCGGACCTCCTGATCAGTGAAGACCACCGGCCGCCAGTCGTAGCCGTGCTGTTTCAGGAACGTCGCGCGGGCTCCCGCCGACAACACCGGCTTGCCGCTGATGATGTGGATCATGTTCAACGCATGGGCCGGCTGAAGCCCGTAATCCCGCCCCAGGGCGATGACATAGGCGTTCGGATTGTCCTGGTATCGTTTGGCGGCGATACCATCCGCTATGGCCGCCTCTGCCTGTTTTCTGGCCTCCTGATTCTCTACGATGGAATCCAGCACGCTGGACACCGTCTCTCTCACTTGTTCGCTCATTTTTTCTCCTTCGGCTTGTTCACCCGCAGCGTCTGAGCTACGGTCCTGTATTGATATGCGGCCGCTATCTCCGGCCGATCTCGTTTCAATGCGTCCACGTCCAGACGCCACGTCTCGGACTGCGTGACGGAAACGCGGCCTGACTTCTGCCGCCCTGACATGATAGACACGACGAAATCGCGGCGGGCCTGCTTTAACTCCTCGGCTTCCTTCGCGATCTCGCGTGCCTCGTCGTAGGCCAGTGCCGCCTGCTCGATGTCGAAATCGGAGTCGGCCTCCGCTGGATCGAGCGCGGCCCACTCCGACTCCAGGCACGTCGCCAGGTACTCGCAGCGATCACAGCGCCCGTCGCGCTCGTCCAGTGGTGTAGGGCGCTGGCCGGACTCGACTGCGGCCCAAAACGCCTCAACGCGAGCCCGGACCAGTGGGATTGTTGCGTCGTCGCGGTCGAACTCGAAGATGTGCGGCTTCCCGCCAGAGTCGCGATTCCACGCGATGATCGCGCCCCATGTGCGGTCCCATATGTGCATGCCCCACTGGAGCTGTAGCAGGTAGCCCATGGGCACGCCATCGCGCAGCCACGAGAAAAACGATTGTTCTCCGATTACCTTGATTTCGGCGATGCCGGTCGTTTTCCGGTCGGAGCCGATGATATCGCGGTCGATGTGGACCAGCTCGTGTTCAGCCTCGCCGCGCTTTCCTGGCCGCTTGCGAAGGGTCCAGCCGGTGGCCTCGGCGGCCTTCGCGGCGACGTAGTCTTCCAGCGCCACCCCGGCCTCCATCGCGCCGTTCATCACGAACGGACGGTCTACCGTCGCACCCGTCTTGATGTAGAAGAGCCGCCGCGCGCAGCCGTACGGCTCCAGATTCAGCACGCTGGCGATCTCGCTGCCGCCTACGTATCCGCGACGGTCTTTGACGCCAGGGGTGTTACTCATTGGGCACCTCCCGGAGATAGTCTCGCCGACGCCGCGCGCGCTCGGTAGCCGCGTCGCCGTTGGCATGCGCCCAGGCAGACACCGTGTACCACGCCTGCGCGCGAGTCGGGCGGTACTTCAGATACAGCGCGACCGCCGCGACGACAGCGGCGATGATGATGGCTTCGGAGATCATTGGTCCACCTCGCCACCGACCATCTCGCCAGCGGCAACCTCATCGCCGTCTACGAACCAGCCAATGGCCTCTTTTTTCAGCGACGCGAGGCAGCGCTCGCCGACCAGCCGGAAGAAGTTGTCCATTAGCGCACCGCCGCAAGGACGCGAATCGCCAACAGCAGAAACGCAACGCACATGCCCAAAGCGAGAATTTCCCGCTGTTGTCGTTCGCGGCGTCGATCCGCAACGTACTTCCTAATGTCCTTATTCGGACTCCATTCCACGCTCATGTTCTTCCTTTCTTATCTCGTCAGCCACCATAGCAGGCCTGACCAAAACAGCCCGAACCACGAAATCGCATAGCAAATCCTGGCGAATGTCTCGCCGGTCAGTTTTCTTTCGTCCATTTGCGCCTTCCCGATAACGCCAGCGCAATGGCCTTGCGTAGCCAGTGCCGAATCTCGACTCCTTCCGACGCTGCGGCAGCCCTTACTCGCAGCCACTGCGCAGGGTCAACATCTATGCTCTTTGCTGTCCAACCTTTGCTGCCTTTGTTTGCCACGAAGCTAGTATTGCCCGCAAAGCCGCGCGAGTCAACGAAATTTTCACACTGCCACCAAAATTCAGCTATATAGCACTTGGATGCCAATAAAAAAGGCCCCCGCGTAGGCGAGGGCCGAGACAAGAACATGACACAAGCGATCACATGATAGCACTATTTTTTTTACAGCCGCACGGAACGCGGCCAGTCCAGATGGCGCCGAACGTAGTCCCGCACCGAGGCCGCCCACACCGCCGTCCGCTCCGCCGTCCAGGGCGGCCGTGTCGGCCGCGCCGCCTGGAGTATGGACGAGTACCACGCCGCCCAGCGCCGCTGCTCCTCGATCGCCGCCTCGCGCTCCCGCTCCCGCCGCGTCAGTGGCCTGCACCCCCGCGCTACCCACCGCGCCTCCGCCGCCGCAATCCTCTCCCGTGCCGCCGTCGTCATGGCTGGACGGACACCACCACGATAAGGTCATCATCCGCCCACGGAGTGATCGGCACCGCCCGCCCCGCGTCCAGTCGGTAATCCTCGCCCTCAGTCTGCACCAGGCCATTGCGGATCAGCACTCCGCCCGACGGAACCGGATAGCCGCCCGCCGTCCGCTGCGGCCGGTCCACGCGCAGCCGCCCCGCCGTCGGCGTCCCCTCGATACGGTCGTCGGCGATGCGCAGCCCGGTGCCCAGCCGGAGCAGGCGGAACCGCCCGGAGGTGTCCACGGCCAGCACAGCGATCGGCGGCGCGGTAGACGAGCGGAGCTGGTCTGCTGTGATCCCGCGGCCGGTCGGTGGCAGGACGGCAGCGGCCTGCGCCGCCATCATGCGCGCGACGGGCTCGCCTGCCGCGTAGTAAGCGATCGGCGGGCCGGACGGTGGCTTCGCGACGCCCGTGAAATACGCCTGCGCGAACGCCGACAACCCGGCCAGTATGAACAACACTGTCTTCATTGGATCACCCCGTAGTTTCCTGGATTCGAGACCAGCCCCCCGGCGTAGTCGTAAAACCTGATCTGGTAGTAGGGCCGCGTGGACAAGTCCAGCGCCGCCGTTTCCTGCAATACTCCGGACAGGTAGCAGCGGTCCAACTCCTTTCGCTCGCAGTAGGTGGTACTGTCGGCCAGCCCCTCAGCCGACGCGGCGAAGTAGACCCGCGAGAAGAGCGGATACCGGAACGCCGCGCCGGGATCGCTGCGGAACGTCCGCGCTTGGCCGCGGTCGGTCATTGTGATGGTGCGCATGGCAGCGAGGGCCGTGGCGAGGTCGGCCTTGCCTTGGTTTTCGACTGGCCCAAATGCGTTGACGTTGAGTAGGTAAATGTCTCCCTGCTGCATCCCTTGTCGGACCGTAGAGCGTGCTGGTTCGTTGCCAGCATAGTTCCCGCCAAGTGCGACAGCAGAAAACGTCTCCGGGTACAGTCTGCGGATGGCCCAAGATGGGTTCGTTAGAAGTGTTCCATTGTTCGTGCTCAGGTATTTAGCGTGTCCCCCTCCATGCGGCGAGTTTTCTGGCATGAAAAGTGTTCCCGGAAAACTCTCCGACAATTGGCGCCAAAAGTGCGTCCCAATGGTCGTATCAGTTCTCCCGTTTTGTCCGTTTGTCTTGTAGTACGTACTGTCTACATAAAACAGCACGTCGTTGCCCCATCTGTTTTGTGCGTAGCGTACTGCCTGCGTCATCATGTCCAGTGCATCGGCGTAAGAGTGCGTGGCTTCATGCGTGGAGAGGGTGGCGGGTCCTCGCCAAGACTCCTGCTGAAACGTTCCGCTTCCACCGCTGAAGTCGGTGACGATGTTCGTTCCGGCCTCATCCGTGCTGATCTGAAACGATGTCTGCGATACGAAGTTTTGGATGTAGTAATCGGTCGAACTGCTGAGCGCAGTCGGCAAACTACCGCTGGTCGCGTACAGTCTGACCACTGAACCGTTTTGGAGGAGATCGCACGTCGCGCATAGCACCCTGTCGGTCGCGTCGTCAAACGTTACTGTGCGCTCACGGCACTCATAACCACGGCTGGGGTAAGTCGCCGATGTGTCAATGTATACCTGCCCATCGAACGATCCTTGGGCATAGCATACACCAGTCGGCCGCCCGGTGCCGGACTGCCAGACCCGATGCGGTCTAAGCGTGATGCAGGGCTTGTAGCCACGCGCCCGAATCGCTAGCACAATTTCATCGGCCAGCGCTACCCCGGAGGTCTCTGTTTCGAGTTCTGGCGCAAGACTTGTGAGATGCGAACCGGAATCAGACCCAGGATAACCAACGTACGTGAAGACGTGGGCAAACTCGTCTCCACCCCAATCCCACCAGCAAACCGATTGCGGCTTTGGCGAAATCGTATCGGCATTATTTAGATAGATCGCCGCTTGATTCAGCATGGACGTTCGCGCCGTTGCAAACCCTGCGCCCAGGTAGTCCGCTGATGTTCCCCCCGGCCAGCCGCGCGGGTTGGTAGCAGAGCGATTCGCTTGTGAGGCCAGAAACATCGTAGCCATAGGGCGGCGGTCTGGCCAATTTGTAATTTGCGGAAACGATAGCGCGTGCGCCGCGTAGGCTGGAGCCGCGAGAGTTGAAATGGTATCAAGCTCCGCTCCGAATCGCACATACATAGCAGAGCAGCGCTGCGCTCCAAATTGGATTCCAGAAATACCGCTTTGCTGTGTGCTGGCGGGAGAAAATATGATTTTTCCGCTTGATGCGATATTCCATCGAAACAAGCCCCATTCGACTACGTAGGCAGAAAACGAATGGCCAGAAAATCCGTAAAACTTCGCTGCGCTCTCAGGTTCCCCAATATCAGTGTTCGCGTCTTCTGTTACGGTCGCACCAGTCATATTCAGAGAAAACACGCGGTCCGATGCTAGCGTGAATAGAGTTCTTTCGGCTGTGTCCAAATTAGTTAAGCAGGCATCCACCGAAAGCGTGTCCGTCCCAGCGCCGCCGAAAGTCACATCAATGACAATATGGCCGGGAGCACCGGAATTACATGTCAGTCTAAATCCATCCACAATGCCGGAAGACGTACAACTAACATTGACCTGGGTTTCGTCGAACCTCCCCCAATACACTTCTGCACCAGTGAATGCCCCGATGCGGCTGTTGCCATTGTGGCTGAGTGCTGTGAGCCCTGATGCGCCAACGGTAAACTGGACACCCTGCCCGAAACACGAAACGGCGAAAAGCAGGATACTACTGCGCCACCACATAGGCACCTCCACCACTTCCACCAGCCGAACCAGCCGCACTGATTAGCAACCATATCGACGGTCTTCGCGTGTCGGTATCTGTCCACGCGCCCCCGTCTGCTCTAGCTGAATAGCTAGTGATCGGGCCACCGCTCCAGACACTCCAGTAGTTTGCGTCGGCAACAGTATTGTAGACGATGCGTATGTTGTTTGAGGTGGTCGGCTTGAGGGCGGCGTAATAAGTGCTGCCAACAGCCAAAGTAAAATACGAATCGAATACACCACATATGGTATTGGTCGCGCTGGTGGTGAACAGAGTGTTCACGTCGGTGGTAACCGTACGTCGTGCCGTCGTGCCCTCATAAAGCACCCACTCGAAATCTCCAGTGCTGGTACTGTACGGGTTTTCGGCACAGATTCCTGTGACCACCAAAGGCGTGTCCGGTATAATTTTCAGGCCAATTTCGTCGTCGGTTGAGCCAGTGTTAAACGCTACTGTTGTCCCAACTACGTTGAGCGGCGCACCGAGCCCAAGCGTGCCGAAAGTTCCATCGGTGAATTCGAGCAAGTGCAGGGCGATCCCGCCGTTTGATCCGGTCCATGTCGCTCCGTTGTAGGAAGCACTTTGCGCGGACCACCCGCTCCTGCTAAAAACGGACCGTAACAAATAACTGTCCGATCCCGCGTAGTTCTCGGGCTCGACAACAAGACAGTACAGGCCGCCCTGCGTCATGGACAGGGTTCCTCCGACCGTGCCGGACCGAAGCCAGGTATTAGCTGTGATGGCAGAGTCGGCCACGGTCGCATACGCCGCACCAGACGCCGCCCAGGAGCCATCCGGTTGGATCGGCGGCCCGGTGGTTGTGGATGGTGCCTGAATCCCGAGGCGCAGATCAGTGCCACTTGTCTTGTTTGCAGTGGCCACCATGACATGCAAATTTTGCAGCGTCTTGGTCGCACCTCCTGCCGTGTTCAGGTACCCGCATTGCGCCGCTTTGATGGTCGAGCCGTTGAGGTTCGCCCATGTCTGGACACCACCCGCTGAGTTAATCCATGCGGGTGAAAACGGGTAAGGTACCGAGTCTTGAACGGCAGTGCTGAATGGAGTCTGCCCCCACGCCGCCACGCTCGCCAGAATGAGAAGGATAATCCGCATTACTGCACCTCCAGTGCCACAGAAGCCCACGTTGCGCCGCCGCTGGGCGCTGTCGAGATCGCCACGCAAACGACGTCGTTTGCGGCGATTGATGTTGTCCAGCCGGTGAGGGTCGTGTCCTCATAGCGCGGGTTACTATCACCAGTCGCAATCGTCGGCACCGCCGAAGCCGTGATGGACGAGGCCGACGCCGGGCCGGTGTACGAGGAGAAGCCGACTTTCAGAACGTCCACGACGAGATTACTGCCGGTCGGCAGTGCGTTGCTGATGAGATGCGCCGCCACGATGGTCCCGGCCACCTCGACCACAGAGCAGGACTTCGTGCCTGTGCTGGAAACGTCCGTGGCCACCAGCGTGATCTGCCGGTTCACCCGGCCGCCGTTCGCAGGCGGCAACGTCCCAGTGACCTCCGCCGCCAGGTCCACCGCAGCGCATCCCTCCGCAGCGCCGGACGCCGCCACGCCGCGCGGCAGGCTACCAGCCGAGCAGTTAGCAGGATTCGCCGCCAGCGCCGTCGCAGCGCCAGCGGTGAGCCCCGCAGCCGTGCCGGTCAGGTTCGTCGCCACGCCGCTCGCGGGGGTGCCGAGGGCGGGAGCCACGAAGGTTTTGTTTTCGAGCGTCTGTGTACCGCTCAATGTCACATACGATGGGTCTACCGTCGCAATTATCTGCGTTTCGTCGTTGCCAGAACTGTCCACCGTGGTCCAGGCGATCCCCGCCCCGTCCACGAAATTGATTCGCCCCCGCTGCGACACATTGGAGCCGCTGTTGAGGCGGATCGTCTGGTTGTACAGCGTCTGGTCTCCGGTATTGGTCCCGCTCAAATTCGATGCCGCCAGCGGCGCTAGTGCAGAGTCTGCCGCGTTGCGAACTTCCATGGTGCCCGCGTTATTCTTGATCCGCGGTCCAGTGTTTGTGCTGTCGATTTGAAAACTGGTCTGCGTCGTGCCGCTGTCAGTGTTTTGGGTATGCGCCCCGCCCGAGACGGCCGCGCACGTCAGCGTGCCGTCGGCGGCGATGTCCGTCACGTACTCCCCGCCAGGGCAGGCGGCCGGATTCGAGGGTAGCGATGCAGTGATCGTGATGTTTGCGGTTCCGTCGAAGGCGACGCCGTTGATGTTTCTCGGCGTCTGAAACGCCGAGGCAGTGCCAGCGTTGCCGGTGATGTTCGTCTGGTCCCCGGTGTTAGTCCCGCTCAGGTTCGCGCCCGTCACATTCCCAGACGCGGCCACGCTGGTCGGCGTGATAGCCCCGAGCGAAATCGTGATTGCGGGCGTCGTGGTCGGATTCGCAACGGTGCCACTGACGCCGTTCGCGGTCGCCACGCTGACAGTCGAAACGGTCCCCGATCCCGGCGCATACAGCACCCATGTCCCCGCTGGGCAGATATAGACGGCCGGGACGGCGGAGTCGAGATACAGGTCCAACCCCGCAGTGCAAGCGCCCGACGGAGCCCCCGATCCGACGCGCGAGGCGAGTTTTCGGTTGAGCTGCGTGAGCGAGTTCGCGGGGTAGTCGCTCCCCAGGATCGCCGCGTATTGGGCGGACAGGCCCACGGCCGCCGCGAAGAATAGTATTAGTCGCATCATTGCAGTTCGCTCCATGTGATTCCGTCGAGTTCTTCCCAGGTCAGCCCCGCGGCGCCGCCGCCGCAGGTTCCCGGCACCCACGCCGTGCCGGACCATTTCAGGCACTGGCCGGTCGTCGCCGCCGCTTGCGTGATCTGCGACGGCTGAACCATAACCGTCGGCGTCGGTACGGTGGTAGCTCTGATCTGGTACAGTTTCGTGTCGCCGTCTGACACTACCCACGTCTCAGCCCACGCCGGTCCTGCCGTTGGCTGGAACCGCGCCGCATAGGACGTTCCGGCCGGGGAAATCGTGTCCGTGCGGTACAGCGTCACCGACACCGCTCCCGCCGCCGTCTCGGAGGTGCAATCGCGGCCCGTCACGCCAACGCACAGAATCTGCGACCAGCCAGCAAGCGAGGTGGTGCCCTGGTAGAGCGGCTGGGCGTTGCCAGGAGCATTAAGCGTGACGATGATGCGCCCTGTCCACGCTCCCCCGCCGACTGCGGCTGTGAGTGTGTCAGAAATGCTTGCTGTTTGGCCGCTGGCGGCCACAGAAGCGACGATTAGGACGCCGATGATACTGAGTGCCCGATTCATTTTTTGCTGCCTCCTGGTGTCGTTTCCCGGTAGTGGGGAACCGGGTATATCCTCGCTCCGCTGTGGATGCGGAACGTACGGCTCTCGATTAGTCCGGCCCTCATCCCTTCCCGTAGATAGCGGCAGGCGGTTTGCGGTGCTTTGCCGGCCTCTCGCGCGATCTGCTCGGCTGTCCGCCATTCAGCGGGCACCTCGTCCACTTTCGCCTGTAGCGCCTCGGCGAGACGGCTTAGAAGATCGTCCATCGTGGGTCCTCTCTCTGTCCGTGCTCGCAGCGCCAAGAAATCAGGTGCATGGTGCTCTGCGTGTCGGTGTACTCGCCGAAGGCGATTCCGTGCGCCCATGTCAGGGTCTGGCGTCTGCGCCGCGCGTAGCTCATAAGCCTTGGATCGGCTCCGGTACCTACGCATATGCCGCGCGGCGCTCCGACGTTGCGCCCGCCGAATTCGTGCGGCGTATGCAGATGGGCAATTACGACGTTTCTGCCGCGCATTTCGACGTGATCGCGTAATGCGTTGATGTTGTACATCCACCCATGGCCGAAGTCGATGTTCGCAACCGTCAGCCAACTCGTCTCGATGTCATACGCCTCATGCATCCGGCACTTCACCGCCGCCGCCGCGCCACGCATGTCCTCAACAAGCCGCTTCGATAGCTCACTGACAACAGCCGATGGATGGTCCATCAAATCGTACGGTCTGCGGTCATGATTGCCCAGTAGCCAATCTGACGGTTCCATCTCCCTGATCCAGTCGATCCCCGTCTTAAGGTCATGCTCCAGCGGCTCTGCCTCGTCTCTCGTTCCGCGCGCGCCGGAGCGGAGGCAAGTGGTTTCGAGCACGTCTCCTAATTCGATGTGCCTGACTGGTCCATAGTCTTTTTTGAATCGCCGGACAAGCCGCATATACTCGCGACAGGCGTGGGTGCTATGCAGACACCCGGTAGCCATCCAGCGACGCCACTTACTGTTTATTGCCGCCATCGCCTAATTTGGCCATCGCGTCCATAAGTGGCTTCGGGATTGGCAGGCCCAACCTCCCGGCGTTCTCGATGATCGAAATGAATTCGGTCGTCGAAAAGAGCCCGGCCACCGCCGTCGCTGCGTCAAACCCGAGTGGCTGCGTCGCGTTGTAGGCGTGCGCCGCGCCGACCAGAAGCAGCATCATGGCTTTCTTTGCCATCCCTCTGTAGGAGGCATCGGATGACACCGAGCCGGTGCTCCAGGCCAGTAGCAGGCCGGAAGCAAAATCGAGGGCAATCAGTACCACTAAGGTCTGTACCAAGGGGTGAAACCCTCCCCATATCCCGGCGATCACCGCCGATAGTGCGGCGATCTTCGCCTTTGCCGCTGTGGTCGTGGGTGCTACTATCACAGCCGTCCCTCCCAGAAATCTGCCCAGCGTTCCATTGACCGGACCATGAGCCCGTCCAGTTTGTCTCGGTTTTCCTGGCTCATGGTTTCTCGGCAAGTCTTTGCATATTCGAGGATCGCCACGGCAAGCGATTCCCCCGGAAACGTCGCGCTAATCTTCACGAGCGGCTGACTACCAGCGGACATGGATACCTCTCTTTCTCAGCGCCTCGGTCACTTTCACCGGGTCGGTTTTGCGCTTGCCGAGTTTGTTTGTGATGACTTCCCACCCATGGCCGACGAGCCCGACGAGGTCCCATGGATTCCAGAAATCGAAGTCAATTTCCCAGCGGTCCCCGTGGTCGATGACCTGCGCCGAGCATCGACCACGGGCCTCCCGCCACCCTGCCACGGCCGTCTCCCCGTGGTTCTTGTAGTTGCCGGCGATTAGGACTTTGTTCCGCGCGAGCCGTTCTACGTCGGCGCGCATCGTCCATGTGTCCTCATACCAGCAGCGATCTTGCTCCATGCGGATGCAGTTCGATACCTCTAGCCCGTGATGCCTCGCCCATGCGCCGATATTGGCGAAGCAGCGCTGCTCCGGCGTGATATCCCGCTGGATCATTGCAGGTTCAGCCGCTCCAGCAACGCTTTCCTGTACCCGTGCGGGTGCCGCGCGTACGTCGATGCCTCCAGCCCGGCGTTTATCGCCTCGCTGGTCGTGCCATCCGGCGCAGTCACGCGAAGCATGAATTTTTCGCGCCAGGTGAACGGTCCGACGTTCACGTCCTCCCGGTACAGGCCGACGCGGTAGCCTTGGCCGAGTTCGGCGCGGATTCGGTCAGCGATGGCCAGCGCCGTCGCATGCGTCGCAAACTGCAACGAATTCGCGTTCCAGAACACGCTCAGCGGCCATGAGTAGTCAGGGATGTGCAGATAGTACAGGCCAGTGGCAATCCACTTCGCTTCCGATGCTGCGCCAGGATTCGCGAACGAGTCCACCGGCTGATCGACCAGAATATGCAGTTGGCGATCATCGTCGAGGCGGGAAACCTCGTCAATGTTTTTCATGGCAGTTCCTCCCATTTCCCAGACCAGCGAACTTGCTGGCCTGTCTTGTCGTAGGCCCACACAACGCGCGCCCCGAGAGGGCGAAGCGGGCGGGCGTCGAGGTGGATAAAGTCGGCGTGGCGATTCACGCCGATGCCGGTAAATTGCGGGAAACTGGCGAGCGATCGCCAGATGGTCAGAAGCGGAACGCCGACGATCCGGATATCAGCCGCGATACCCTCCGCGTGCCTCCCTGGCTTCGCTTTTCTGCGCTCGATGTGGTGTAGCTCGCAACGGTAGCCGGAGGTGACTATCAGCGGCCTGCCGTGGTAGTCACGGAGCGCCTGTAGGTGCTCGACGAACCATTGATGGATACCTGCGCGCCCGCAGTGAGAGCACGCAAACTCGGAGGCCCGAAAGTCGCGCGTGAGCTGCGCATCAATCACGCAAGCTGCTCCAGCACCCGCAGCGCCCAGGCGTCCTCGCGCAGGCGCAAGGCCAGTTTGAAACGCCCGCCCTCGTTATTGAGAACAGCCGCAAGTATGGCGGCCTGGCTGTCGGACAGGTCGATGCTGTAATTCCGGCCGTCGTCGCGCTCCCACGCGACATAGCCGCGCACGGCATCAACAGTGAGGCCGACCTCCTTGGCTTCGGCCTCGCTCAGCTCGACGGCCTCATGGAGGCGAAGAAACTCTCGCTGCATCCCAACGCTCGGGACTTCTTGGCTACCGATGATATCGGCCAGCCTGATGCGCTCTTTCAAATTCAGTGTGATGGTCTTCATGGAAATCAGGAGGCGGAGACGAGGACTCCTCCGCGGAAGATCAGGGTGGTGTACGGCGTGCCGCCGATGGTGAACGAGCCAACGACATTCCACGTCTGGCCGGTATACCCTCCGTTGACGTTGTAGCCGCCCGCGTTGATGCCATTGCTGCCCACGTCCACGCCTGCGCCGACGAACTGCCCGGAGGTGTTGATCACCTGCGTGGCGGCGACGTAGAAACCGCCGCTGGTGCCATTGCCTGCAGAGATGCCCGCCGTGGACTGGATGCTGTTATAAGCCGTGAGCCCAGTCGAGACGAACCCGGCCGCCTGCATGTAAGCGTTGGGTGCGTAGATCGCCGGGCCGGTGCCGCGATTGCTTTGGATGGCGTCGGATGTCAGCACGGAGTAAAACTGGACGGCCGCCGATGTGTGGATGTTCTGCGGCGTCGAAAGCGTGATCGTCGAGCCTGACGGCGTGACGGTGATCTGATTCGACGTACCGGCGATGCTCAGCGCGCCAGTGAGCGAGTTCAACGACGCGACACCGCCGCCGCCGACGAGGTCCACATAGCCACCGCCGTTTTCGCTGATCTGCGCCTTTGTTCCGTTGCACCGTATCCGAATCTGTCCGGCCGCCGATACCGCAGCGCTCGCGTCGGTCGTAAGAGTTAGCGACGTGGTCCCGATCAGGAACTTGGCCGTGATGCCGCCATTTGGCACCTGCAGAGCGTTGGTCGCAGATGATACGGTATACAGTCCAGTAGTGGCCGAGACGAACCCGCTGATCTGCAACTTCGCGCCGCTTGCGTCGTCGGTGCCGGTGCCGATGAGAACGTTTCCAGCGCCGGTGATGCGCATGCGCTCCGTCCGCGTCGTTGAGCCGCTGGCCGTGGTGGAAAACACCATGTTGGTCGGCATTGAGGAGCCGCTGAAATTCGCCTCCGCGTTGAAAGCCACTCCTGAGGTGGTAACGCGAGAAGTGCCATACCCCTGCACGGCAAACTGGCCGATGCGATCACCGCTTAACGTCGCCGTCGGTGATCCGGCCGTGCCGTTCGCGTGGCGAAACACGAAGTTCGGCGCGACACTGCTGTAGCCGTCGAAGTAGATCGAGGCGAACTGTCCGCTTACGTGGATAGGCCCTTCGGGCGAAGCTGTGCCGATGCCGAGTCGCTTCAGGCTGTTGTCCCAATGCAAATCGGCGTCGGCCCCGAACGAGCCGGACGAGTTGAATTGAACCTGCCCAGACGACCCGGCCGGGCCGGAAGCGAGCATGTCCACATATGCCCCGCCGTTTTGGGACACGCGGAATTTGTTGCTCGAGGAGTCGAAGTAGATGCGACCCTGGCCGCTGCCAGAGAGCCCCGCGTTCGCCGCGCTCTCCCCGGTCATACTGAGCGATCTGGTGCCAATCAGGAATCGCGCCGTAACGCCGCCCGTACTGGCCTGAATAGCGTCAGTCGCGGAACTGGTAGTAAGAAACCCCTCGGCCGACTGAATGTAGCTGGTGGCGGCCACGATTCCAGCGGTCCCGGTCGCGCCCGTCACGGTCAGCACGCGAGAGCCGTTGTTCCAGGTGAAGTTTGCGGAGTCTCCCAGCGAAGTCGCGCCGGTGGCATACGGCACACGGCCGGAGGTCAGCCCAGCAATGGAGCCGCCGCCGATCAGATCGACATAGGCCGCGCCGTTTTGAGAAACGCGGAATTTGTTGCTGCTGGAATCGAAGTAGATACGCCCCTGCCCTGCCCCGGAAACGCCCGCGTTGGCCTCCGTTTCCGCGGTAAGGGTGAATGACCGCGTACCGATGAGAAAACGCGCTGTGACGCCTCCTGTGCTCGCCTGGATGGCATCCGTGGCGCTGGACGTCGTCAGAAAGCCTTCAGCGGACTGAATATACGATGTCGCCGCGACGATCCCGGCCGTTCCGGTCGCTCCAGTGACGGTTAGCACACGGCTGGCGTTGTTCCAAGTGAGATTCGCCGAGTCGGCAAGCGCTGCGGCTCCAGTAGTGTACGGCACGCGGCCAGAGGTGAGGCCTGAGAGGGTGCCGGAGACAAGATCAGTCCATACTCGCGTGCCGGTCGATGTGGTGACGGACTGCTCCCACTTGCCGCCCGTTTTGTTGTAACGGAGCAGCGCCCAATCATCCGTCAGCGCATTGGCGTCGGCGGCCTGATAGGATGTCGCGCCGCCTGCGTAGTTGTAGGCCGCGATAAATCCATCGGTCATCAGTTTGCCGGTCCAGACGGCGTCTTTGAAGCCAAGCGAGGTGCGTGCGGCCGTCGTGATGATGCCCGTCTGCGCGCCGCCGTTTTCGCTGATGTTCAGCAGCCCATTGTCGAACTGAAGTTGTAGATACTGCGTCTCCGTCGTGTCGCGCTTGTCGTAGATCTTCCAGGCGGCCGATGAGCCAGTGCCCTCCCGCGCAAGCGTCGTTTCCTGCCGCGTCGTGGCGCTGGCCGAGTTCGTGGACATGACCATGCCGGTCGTGGAAGCGGAGTTGGCGTCTTTGAGGAACTCGCCCTTCGCGCCGCCTCGGTAGCGGTTGTCGTAGACGATATTGCGCGTGCTGCTGGAGAACCCGGTGCCCGTGCCGCCGTCGCTCTCGACGATGCACCAGCCGTTGTCCGGCCAGTAGATATCATTCCCGCGCACGATGTTATCCAGCGTCTCCTCGTCGGTGGAATACAGCAGGATCGGCTGCGCCGCCGCGCTCGCTGGATGGCGGATCGTGTTAGCCTCGCAGACTACGCCTTGCGCCTGATTGAGAACGATCGCGCCAGCGTTAAACCCATCGAGGAAGTTACCTCGAATCGTAATGTTGTCGTCCGGGTTGTTTCCGCTGGTGTCGCCCGTCTGGATGCCCTTTGCGATCGCCTGCGTAGTAGTGGCGATGTTGTTCGCAATGACCGAATCACGAAGCCCGTCAAGGTCAAACGCGCCGCCGTACACCTCGTCTACGATGTTGCCGACATAGGAATGATTCCGGACATACCCGGACGCGTCAAACGCGACGGCGTAATGGTTCGCCAGGTACGCGCCGACCGGCGTGTCGATGTCCGTTGTATGCCGGAAGCCCACGAATCGCGCGACGTTGCCCACGCACGCGCCGCCGTTCAGATTGCCGGAAAGATAAGCGTCACGGGCGATGTAGGTAAACAGGTTGTTGGCGACAACAACGTCCTTGTGCTGCACATCGAACCCATACGAGTGCATCCAGATGCAGTTGCCCATCATCCGGTGAAACTGCGAGTTGATGACGCGTAGGCCGCGCACGGCGAACAGTTTGGACTCTGATGCCCGGCAATCTCCCTGCGCCAGGATGCCGCCCGTCCACGCGCCGTAATTCAGGTCGCCGCCGTCGGTCCCAAACCGATGCGGTCGACAATTTTCAAACACGCAGCGGTATACATCTACATCCTCTACGTCGCCGTCGCGCGCGTCAATGTTGATCGCATACCCGCCTGTGTGGGTGATCTTGACGTGGTCCAGCCGGATTCTGGACGCGCCGGGATGAATCCACACGGAGGTATTGCCGGTCAAGGCCGCGTTCTGCGGGTCGTTCGCGAAGTCTCCGGGCACGCCATACTGGAGCCCGACGCTCGTAGTTACGTCTCCGTCAATGACGAGGTTGCGCAGCGTAATGCCGCTCCCCTCTATGTCGATCACCCCCTCCCCGGCTGGCATATTGTCCACTCGGAGCAGCCGCGTAGCCACGCCATCGCCCACCAGCGTGATACCTGCAGCGGTGGACGGAAAATAGATCGGAGCCTCAAGCGCATAGGTCTTTCCACCGGGCAGATAAATCTCCCGGCCGCCGATATCCGCAGCCTCGGCAATCGCCAGATTGATCGCAGCGCTATCGTCGGTGACGCCATCCCCCACCGCGCCGAAATCCTGCACGCTCCAGCGCTCGGAGATTTTCTGGATAGCCGTTCGCCCGATGCTGTTCGGTACAGTACCCATTGCCTAAATGAACTCCAGTTGGAAATCGCCGAGATCGGCCACTGCCGCAGATGCGGCCGTGGCCGCCGTTCCGCCCGCGCCAATCAACTCGGCGAACTGGCGGAGAGCTGGCCCTTTTACAGCCTCGATACGCACCGCCCATTGATACGGAGCGTCGTCATGAACGTCGAGGTGCGTAATGCTGATTTTCCTGACCATGAAATCACCCGTGGTGCCATATCCGGCGCGGCTGATCGTCATCATTTCGCCCGTCTGAATCGTCAGCGAATCGGGCTCCAGGTAATCGTTGGTCTCGATTATGGCGATATAGGACAGCTCGTCAAACTTTGCCACGTAGGCATCCAGCGTCGCCTGCGCGTCTGCGGCCGTCCGCCTTCCCTCGATTTCGATGAACTTCGCGTAGACTCCGCTGTTATCCTCGGCTGCCGCCCGCGCCGCTATCTGCCCAGCGTTCTGCGATGAGATGAACGTCGATTCGGTCCCAACGTAGGTCACTTCCAATGTGTCGCCGGAGGTGATCGGAGTGCCTCCAGAATCCTGCCTGATCTCCGTTGAGCCCTCGGCCCAATACCAATCGCGCCCAGTATCTACGGAGATGATACCGACCGTTTGAGCGACAGAATTCAGCGTGATCGTCGGCTCTTGTGCCACCGGGTAATCAAGCTCGAATATCTGATTCGAGCCGTCTCCGACAAACGATTCAGTGTCCTCCGGCCGCAGCCTTTCCGGAACCGCCGCCACCGCGAAATTGCAGTAGTCCTCCCGGCTGCCTCGAATAGTCAGTGCCGTCAGGTTGGTGCCATCGGTGATATCAAACGGAGCGGACGATGCCGTCGGCGTCTTGAATACCAGCCTGTTTTGCTCGTCGATGTACCAGACCATACCGGCCAGCGTGGCCAGCGAATCAAACGCTTCCGCGACGGTTGGATATCGAATCCGGAATGAGGCAATTGTAGGACCGGTCTCGACGAGCGTGATATCGGTAAGGTCCCCGACAAGCGAGTTGCCGACGATGTCCGTGACGATCTGGAGAACGGTTTTGTTCGTCCACTGATACTCGCCCGCGAGCCTGCGCGTAGTCGCGTGGTTCAGGTCCGTGCCGGTGATGGTGCAGACGTTTACTGCAGTGTGCTCGCGGCGCGTTACTTCAACATCCTGCGCCGAGCCTGCATAGATGATCGTCGGCGTTGCATCGTAGATTTCGATTGGCGTCCCAATGGGCGGAACGTATGCACCTGTGGGGTCGCACGTCACCACCTGACACGTCGCCGCGGCTCCGAGTTCCTTGGTCAGCGTGATAGACTGCACCACGCTGTTCCGCGTCACCCCACCGAGTACGACCGCAATCCCCATCTACAGGCCCCTCGTCTTGAGGTATCGGGCGAGCCGGTCGGCAAAGTCCGCCATCTGCGAATCGCTGAGAATGTAAGCGCCCGCCATGTTGATCTGCACGCCGCCGCCGCCCGCAAGCGCTCCTTCATAGGAGCCGCCCGCCTCTAGCTTGATTCCGAGCTGGCGAAACTCGATTAGCCGCTGGTGGATGTCGGCCAACTTCGGCAGGTACTCGTTCTGCTTTTCAAGAATGTAGCCGAGATGGATCTGTGAGAATCGAACCTCTTTTTCGATAAGGTCCAGCGTCTTGTTCATCGCGGCGAACTGGAAGTTCCCGACGATACCAGACACCGCAGAAACCACGCCCGTAACTGCGCTGATGACGCCAGTGATGCCGCTGGACACGGCACCTACGGCAGAGCCGACAGCGCCGGAACCCGCGCCGCTCGCCGCGCTTGCTGCGCCGCCGACAGCAGACGATGCCGCGCTTACCCCTCCTCCAAATACCTTCCCGAACAGCCCGCCAACGTCGAGTATCTTCGTCGCCAGCTTCGACAGCGCTCCCTCGATCAGCAGCCGGGTAATCGACTGCGCCGCCTGCTGCGCCACGCCCTTGAACATGTCGCCGATCTTGCCGCCTCGGAAGATAACGTCTGTGATGCCGCGAGATAGGTCAGTCAGGACGGTCGAGACCTGACGGATGGCTTCCTGCTGGAATTTGCTGGATGTTTTCGCCGCGCGCGCCATGGCATCGTACTGCTCCTTGGTCTGCATTCCAAGTTCGCCGATGTTTACGCCCAACTTCTTGAACTCCTCGAACTGGTCCGGCCCGGGAAGGTTCGGCGTCGGAGCCTTCGGGATTTGATCCAGACCGATCCGGAATCCGCCGATATCGGGAGCCTCGTCCAGCGCTCGGTTGAGCCGGAACTGCTCATCGGCCCGCCGCGCCGCCGCGATCGCGCCGTCGAGAGTCACGGAGTTGTACTCGCGCAGTAGTGCCGCCGCCGCGCTGACTCGCTGCGCCTGCTCGCTCAGGACGGCCGTGAATCGCTCCTGAAGCAGGATCAGATCGAGCGTAGGCAGCTTGATCGCTGCGTATTTGCGCAGCTCGACGGCGGCTTTTTCGACGGAACCTTTTAGGGTATCCGTTTTCTTGGCTGCCGTCTCTGTCTCGCCGCCGAAAAGCTGAAACTCCTTTGCTACGGCCGACACGTCGATTTTCATTCCGCGCAGCGATTCGCGGGCAGGCCCGAAGCCATTGTCATCGGTAGCGCCGGAAATGGCTCGCTTTCGGTCCTCTTCGAGCGCTTTGTAGCGATCTCGAAGTTGATCTATCGCTGTCAGCGTTTGCCCAACGCCGACGACGATGGCTGCGCCGAACAAGCCGGCCAACCCAACGCTCGCCACGCCAGCAGCGCCACGAATAGCGATGAGCGCGCCCGATAGCTTTTCAATGATCGAAATGACCGGCCCAGCAGCAATCACCAGCGCGCCCATGGTTACAGCAGTGTTCTGAATCTGTGGCGGCAGCTTTGTGAATCCGTCCACGCCGTCTGCGACCACATTGACCAACGATTCGAGCTTAGGAAGCAGCGAGACAACCGCAGGCAGCAACCGATCCCCTATCCGCGCCGTCGTCAACTCGATGGACTCGCGGAAGTTCTCGATAGCGTTTTTCGCCGACGTGCCGACCTGCGGCAGTTTGCCCAACTCGCGGACGAGCACGTCGATGAACTGCTGGCTACTCACGCCCAGTCGGTCGAACGTCTTCGCCGGATCGCCAAGCGCATCGCCGCCGAACTCGCGCTTGATGATCGCCGCCACCTGCGGCACCCGCTCAATAATCGGCCGCAGATTGTCAGCCGTCACCTTCCCGCGCGATCCGAGTTGCCCGAGTTGCCGGATTACCTCGTTCAAATCCTCGCGGCCGCGGCCAACCGTTGCGAGAGCGTTCCCGAACGCCTTTAGAATCTGCTGTGACTGGTCAGCGCTGAAACCCAACGCTTGCAGATTCACCGATCCCTGAACGGCTTCTTTGAAGCCAAGGCCGGGCAACTTCGCCACCTCGCGAAGTTGGTCGAACTGCTTCTTCGCTGCGTCGGCCGAGCCGGTGACAGCCACGAGTCCAAGCCTTAGCGCGTCGATGTCGGCAGCGGTCTTGATCGCGGCGCCCCCGAGCGCCACGGCCGGAACCGTTACGCCGAGAGTCAGCTTTGAGCCGAGCGCGGCCAGCGAACTGGACACGCTACGCGCTCGCGCCTCGACGCCGGATAGCTGCCCAGACACCTCGCCCATGGCAGCCTTGAAGCTGCTCGGGTCGCCAGTGATTCTGAATACGAGTGAACTCATGTGTTCATTGCTTGCCGGTGATCATTGCTTGCCGACTATCGCCAACGCCTTTTCGTACGCCGCGCGCAAGATACGCAGCACCGTTCCGCGCGTGCCGAAGATCGCTCCACGGAAATACCGCTTTGGCCGGATTCTGCGGTCCTTCCTGCCGCGCTCGAACAGCGCGCCGAGGGACATCGACAGCCCGCCATCCGCGCGGCTGCCGTCTTTTCGGCGCGATCCATAGAACCAGCGCACATAGAGGTTTTCATCTTTCGCGCGCGCCGATAGGCCGGTGCGTACACCAACCATCGCGGACCGCGAGCGCTTCGAGTCGCGCGTTGCGTCGAAGTCTGAAAACGCGAAGATTGCCGGTCTAGAGCCGCCGTACAGACGCCTCGGCGAGCCGCTTGCCTGCGCGTTGCTGCGGGCCTTATCACGCACGACGATCGCCGCCCTGCGGTATGCGTCCTGCACGTTCTCGCCTGCGTAGCGCAACCTCGGAAGCGCAGGATCAGACGCCCGAACGAGATCGGCAAACGTCGCCTTCAGTTCCTTAACGCCGCGAGCCTCGATGGACAGCAGGACGGCGCGCGCGCTTTGTTTCCGTGCCATCTACATCTCCTCCGCGTGATTCCGTCCAGACAGTCACGAGGTCTTGAAACTGCCCCGGCGTGAGATCCCAGAACTCATCAGCCGATAGGCCGAGGTGAACTATTCCGACGGCCCAGAGCCGTCGCCAGAACCGTTTGGGTCCTGATCTGCCTTGGCTTGCGGTGAGACCATGCCAGCCGTTTCTTTCTTGATCGCCTCGATTGCAGGCGCGAGGTCCTGCATGGCTTTGGTGAGTGATTCGGCGTACGGCACAAAGTGCGTAGGGTCGAAAACCGCTTCCTCGCACTCGGCAATCGTCGCGTCGCGAAACTTGCGATGGACAAGCGCGAACAGGATGATAGCCCGCTGCGCAAACTCAGGCAGTGTGTCCAGTGAGCCTGGGCCGCCTTCAAGAATCGGCACGCCCAGCAGCCGCGAGGCTCCGGCGAGCGCGCCCAGGGTCAGTTGCAGGCGATACGTCTTTCCGCGCCAGTAGACATCCACTCCTGGCGTGATTGCGTCGATCATTGGGTCTCCTTCAGTGTTTGGTGCGGCGGTTACGGCCCGCCGCCAGCCGTCCGATGGTTACGGAGTCGTTGTAATACCAGTCGTCAGCCGGAGCACGATGTTCGCGATACCGGCTCCGTCTACGTCACGCTGGTGATTCAGCGACTTGACGTAGGCGCTAAACGCATGCACCGCCGCACCGGCGTCCGAGTCAACGAGGTTGAACACCACAGCCTCGGCGGTCGCCGCGTTGTAGTTGCTCAGCAGCGCCTGATGCACGTTGTTGGCGGCATCGTAGTAGATACCGAAGCTCAACTCCTGCGCGGCGCGTCTGCCGCCGACCGTTACCTGGTCGTCGTCATCAATCGCCGTCACGTCGATATCGGTTCGGTCGCCGCCCGAAAACGAAACTCCGAATACCCCCGGAATTCTCGTCAGGACGGACGCGACCGTCATCTGAAGTTCTGTTCCTGCTACCGCAAATGCAGCCATAGCTATCCCTCCCGCTCATTCGAGCGATTGCTTTTTGTTTCGTTCCCCGCCGGTCGCTAGCTGACGATCTGAAAGCTCAGCGAAACAGCAAAAATGCCTTCTTCGAGCGCCGCTTCGGACAAAAGGTCACTCTTGTCCGCGCAGTAGCAGCGCTTAATTCGCACGCTCCCGCCTGTGGGTATGACCTGCGCCAATCCATCGAGGTCGGTCAGCACGGCATCCGCCACCGCCCACGCCGCCGCCTGAGACGAAGCTAAACAGACAAGCTCGATGACGCTCTCTTCCGGCGCATGAACGTCCGCCGTCGCTATCGCCATCCGGCGCGACGACTGCAAGCGGAACTGAATGTAAGGCAGCGTCGCGTTTGTCGGCGCGTACACCCAATACGACCTCGATCCCACCGCCGCGCGCGTCGCCGTGGCTTCGTCGCGCAGATACTGGCCGAGCGCTTCCATGACTGTCATGCGCCATACCTCCGGCCGCTGCTCGCGTAGATGTGCATGTCGCGCCTCAGCCCGTTTCCTGGGTCACGGATCGCCGTGATGTCGTACCACTCACCGCCATGCTTGATGCGGTGTTCGACGGTGATCCCGTCCAGCCACAGCGCCTCGAACACGACATCCTCGGCAGATCCTCGCGAAGCGGCCACGGTCGTTTCAGCAGCAGAGAGTGTGCGCTTCCTCGCGTAAATCGAGAACTCGGGCGTTGCCGCCCAGCCGCGGCGAACGTCGCCAGCGGTGCCCTCGGATTCCGTCGTGGCGTAAATCTCAAGCCACGCAGTTCGGCGGCCAGCGCTCAAATCAGGCTCCAATTGATGACCAGCGAGCTGAAGCCCTGCTGTAGCATGTGGCTCTGCACTGCCGCTGAGTCGCCTACGATGACAGATTCGCGGTTGAGGTACAAGTGGCCGGCCATGAGCAAAATAGCCGCCCGCAGGTCGTACGGAACGTCTGCTGCCGTGGTCCACCCGCAGACGAACTGAATTTCGATTGGGTCGAGGACGCGCAGCGTGGGCGTCGGCCAAATTTGCGAATAGGACAACGCCAGGAGCCCAGGATCGCGCGAGGTGGATATCTCCCACCTATCCGCGTCGAATGTGCGCTCTACGCCCGCAGAATCGGTGTACTTCACATGCGTGACGGACTGGAGCTGTCCGAACGGCATCTTGATCCTGTCGGATAGCGGCCACGCGTCCAGGTACATGCGCCACGTCTGAGTCACCAGCTTCCGGCCGGTGATCGTCTCGACATAGGCCTGCGCGGCGCGAACATACGGCTGATACTGCTCGGCCGGTTGTCCGTGTAGACGCGCGTGCGCCTCCATCTCTGCGTCAGAGACGGCGAAGCTGGCTGGGCCAGTGACGAGGCTGTATGAGTACGTTTTCATTGTGGGTATGGCGGGACGGTCGTAGCCGTCCCGCTTAGTACCGCTGGTTGGCTTTTACGCGCCGTTCGGCTGCAGGTGAGCATTGCAAAGCACGGCAACGGCCGAGATCAGCGCCGCCGAGGCGTTGCCGGTCGGCGTGATCGTCAGTCGGACATACCGCTTGTTGCCGACGTAGCCGATTTTGCGCGTTTCGTTGTCGTCGTCGAACTGGAACGCGGCCCCAGCCTCGGTGCCATTCAGCTCGGCATCAACAACGGCCGCAGCCGTTCCGAATCCGGATGCGTCGTCGTCCTCGACGAGTACCGCGAAGGTCGCGTCCGCATCCGCAACAGAGCCGATAGCGATCGCAAAGACCAGCGAATCGAAGCCCTGACGGTCGATGATTTGCGACACGGCCGCCGTGTTGTCAGCGACAGACACGGGCGAGATCGCCCGCCGAAAAGTGAGGTGATTGTAAAGATCACGCATGATTTTTTTCTCCTGTTCTTTCCCGTGTTAGCTGTTCGCGAACTTCATCAGCTTGATCGCCTCGAAGTTCACAACGCCGCCGCCCACTCGCTTGGTCGCGTAGAACTTCACATAGCCCTTGGTCGTCAGGTTGTCGCGCAGCACGCGGATACCCAGCCGGTCGTAGATCTGGTACCCAACGCCGAAATTCCCGAACGCCAGCGAAAGCGAGTCGCCGGCCAGCGCGGGCATGTCTTCCGCTTCGGTCGTCGGGAAGCCGAGGATCAGCGCCGGCTGGCCAGCCGTCAGGCCGGGCTGCCAGATGTAGGCGTTGGTCGTGGCTTCCTTGAACTTGCGGATCTTCAGCATGACGGTCCGTTTGGTCACCCAGCGCGCCCCCGTCCGGTAGCCCGATTTCAGCGCATAGACCATATCGAGCAACTTGTCAGCCGGATTCGTGCCGGTGAAGTCGCCAGAAGCGCCGGATGCGATGTGTTCGAGCACGCCCCAGGCCCGCGAGCCGTCGCCGGTGGCGGCGGTCGAGTAGCCACCCGCGAACCCGCGCGGCTTGCCGATGCCGTTGCCGGTGACGAACGCAGCGTTTTCCGTCCGCGTCAGCTTGTCCACGATCTTGCGTTCGAGCCACGAACCAACATCGATGGCCGAGTCGTCCAGCAGCTTCTGCGTGATGCGCGGCTCGGCGTACTGCTCGTGGACCTCGATGCGCCACTTGCCGAGTTCCGCGGTGTCCGTTTCGCTGCGCGTGGCGGTTTCGCCCACCCATCCAGTCGTCACCTCGTCGTTGTCGACCAGGCCCTCGACGGCATCCGAGGAGGTCGAATCAACCGACGCAATCGCGCGAATCGGCGAGGTTTCATACAGCTTCGCGATGATGCGGCCGGACATGTCCACCGGCACGAGGTAGCCGCCGTCCGGATCGCTGCTGACGCTCATCGCCTTGACTTCGTCGGCGCTCAGCTTGCCCTCGCCCTTGCGCATCCAGCCCAAGAACGCCTTTTCGTGTTCGCTGCGGCCGCCCTTCTCCTCGCCGGCCCCAGGGCGAGAAAACTTTGCGATGGCCTCATCGAAGTTCTTCTGTTGCTGGTCGAGCAGCGTTTGCAGCTCGCTGATGCGGTCGTTGAGCTTGGCGGCCTTTTCCTCGTAAACCGAGGCAGAAACTCCCTTGCTAACCGCTTTGATCTGGTCCTCGTTGTTGGCTTTGAACTGCTCCCAGGAGCGGCCAAGCTCCTCGATAGTGCGCTGAATTTCAGCAGACATACACGTCTCCCCTGCCGCTCGCAGCGGCTGTTAAATTCCCCGGTGTCGCCCGCAGCGCTAGGCTGGGCGAAGAATGTGAGCGAGCCCGCGCAACGAGTGCAGTAGCGGCTCGTCAGCGGTGGCGGCGTGCTTCCCGTCGCCTGCGGCGGCTTCTTCGGCCGAGGCGTCAGCCTCGCTCAGAAGTGCCTGAATCTCTTCGATGGCGGCCTCAAGCCGCTTGCGCGTGGCCGCGCTCAGCGTGCGGCCAGCTTTGATTTCCTCAGTCGCCCTGGCGAGTAGTTCGTACTCGCCCTTCACGGACTCGATCAGTGTCAGAGGGTTGGCCGGAATGGCCACCAGCGATGCCTCAAACAGCTTGATTTCGTGCAGCCGAAACGCTTTCTGCGCTTCGTCCCAGCTTTCCTTGACGGTCCGGTACCCAATCGACAATCCGCGAAGCAGACCCTTCGACGCCTGCCGGTGCGCGAGTTCACCGTCCGGCAGGTCCACTTCGATTTGTCCGGTCAGGAACAGGCCCTTCGGCCGGTCGTCCACGCGCGCGATGCCGATCGGTCGAGTCCGGTCGTGATGCGCCAGCATTACGACTTCCCCGCCCGTTTCCTGGATCGTCTTCGAGAACGCGCCGGGCTCGACGATGTCGCCGTTGAGGTCCTTGTTCCCGTAGACCGAGACATAGCCCTCGACGCGCCCCTGCCCGTCGTAGCCCTTGATCTTTACGCTGAGTTTTCTGTCCATCACTGTCCCCCGCCGCCCTGCTGTTCCGTCCCCGCCGTGTTCTGCAGCGCCGCCGAAATCGGTATGTCCTGCATCTGAGCGAAATACTCGTCCCCGCCCTCGTACCCGTTCATGTCGAGGAACGCCCGCGCCTCGTTCGGCGAATAGATCCGGCTACGGATGGCCACCTCGAACGCTTGCATAGTGCGCAAAAGGTCCATGCGCAGATACGCGCCGGTGTTGTGTTTGATGTAGTGCTCGGGCTCGCGGTCCGAGAGCAGCGCGCGATCATAGGAGCCCTCGTATGCCTTGAGCAACGGCGCGAGCGTGAAGTCCAGGAACCCCTGTTTTAGCTCGCTTACGCCGGTGCCCCATGAGGTCGTCTTCGACAAAATCCCGATCATGGCGGGCGGAACGCCGAACATCATGGCCACCTGCTCATCAGTAGCCTGAATCGTCTCCAGGTACAGCGCGTCCTTGTAAGGCATGTTCAGAACGTGCAGTTTTGAACCGTTTTCCGTGATAAGCGGCTCGCCGGACGCGCTCCCGCTTGACTCACGGCGCAGGCGCTCTTTCATCTCCGCCCTGGTCTTCTCCTGTAGCGCGTGGGGCACCTCAAGATTCAAAGACGGCTTCGCGGCGTTGGACATTGCCCGCGCCGCGTTCCTGTTCGCTATCTGATTCAGCGCTACTCCGGCCTGCGCCTGCTCGATCACGGACATACCGTTGATGCCGTCCAGCGAGAAATTCGGGATGTGCAGGATGTCCGCCTGCCGGTATGTCGTTCTGGTCTGTGTTTCCGGATCGTCGTAGACGTAGACCAGTTCGCGCATGCCAGACGGCTCACGCCGCACGGTCATATACCGAGGGTCCAGCAGCCACAGAGCGATTAGGCGGCTGCCGCTGTAGACCTTCCTCGCGTAGGAGTTGCCCCACAGCAGGAAATGCGCCCACGAGGCAAACCGGAACGCGTTCGCCGACATTTCCGGATTCGGCTGGCTGTCCAACAGAGTCTCAACCGGATGCCGCTGACGCTTTTCCCTGCGGTCGCCCACCCGCTCATACACATCGATCGGAAGCGACGCCGCAACGCCAGCGATCAGCCGCACGCAGGACCAGACCGAGCTTGTCTTGAGGGAAGATAGCGGCGTAACCGATATTACCTCATAATCACTCACGCCCCATAGCCGCTCAAACTGGCCATTGCGGAAAGCGAAGTCATGCCCGAGTAGGGCATGAGCCGCCTTACGGCGCAGTGTTTGGAGGGCGTTCAGGATCATCGTTAGGTAAGGTACGTGAGGCTCGACGTGTCGGCGGCCATGCTTTGACCGCGCGCCAGGATGGCGGCGATTACGCCGTCGATCTTGTTCTCATCGGACTGCTTTCGCGGGTAGATGTTATCCTTCGCGTCGCGATGGCACACCACGTTCGAGATCATCCATGTCATGACAGGGTTCCCGTCGTGCTTCAGGCTGCCGCATAGTACGTCGGCCTCAAGCTGCTTCATTGGCTCCGAAAAATTCATCACAGTCGGCCGGACCTCAACCATGGGGTACCCACGATTGTTCAAGTTTTGCGGGATCATTGTGTCGAACCCGGGGTCGTAGGCAATCGCACGCGGGTGGAGTTTGCCGGCGAGTTCCTCGATGTCCGCGATGATCGCGTCATGGTCAATCACGTTCCCCGGCGTCGATGAAATGTAGCCGGTCGATTCCCAGCCCCGATACTGCGCGACGGTCGAATCTTCGATTGCGTCCTCAGGCAACCAGTGCCGCGTGAACAGCCTAAGCTCTTTCCCGCGCTGGGCGATCATCGCAAGCGAGGCAACGTCCTTCTTGCTGGCTAAGTCGAGCCCGAACGTCCACGACCAGTCCTGATAATCCTCAAAGTCGATATCGGCCGATGCGCGGTCCCATGCCAGCATGTCCATCCAGGCCGAGTCCGCGTTGACCCAAATGTTATGGCGTTTTGTGAGGTAGTTCGGCTGCGCGCTAGCAACGTGCGCGGCTTTGTGCGCCTGCCGCCGCAAATCGTCCAGATAGACCGAAACTCCAAGGTTTGGATTACTCTTGATCCAGCACGTCTCGTCCTGCCAGTCGTCCGTATCGTCCAGCGTGTAGATCATTCCGAAGAACGTATCGTCCACCGCTGAATCGCCTTCGACCTTGTACCCCATTCCTTCGTGGGCGTGGAGTGTGGTGTTCAGAATCCTGGTCAAATAACCCCTGATTTCGTAGCAGATTCCGGAGCGGTTGGAGCCCGCCGTCGTGATCGCCGCCAGTATCGGCTGCGAGCGCGCGCCCGTTCCGGTTTCGAGAACGTCCCACACTTCGCGAGTACGATGTGCGTGCAGTTCGTCCACGATCGCGCCGTGCGGGCTCAGCCCGTCCAGCGTGTTTGCCTCGGCTGAGAGGGCCTTCAAAAACGAGTCCGAGGCCTCGACCGTTACTGAATCCTTCCAGCAGGCAATCCCGAAGTGATTCCGGAATTCCGGTTCCTTCGACGCCATGGACTTCGCCGCGGAAAAAACGATTTTCGCCTGATCTCGCGTCGTGGCTGCGCTGTAAACTTCCGCGCCGCTCTCGCCGTCGCAGGCCAGCAGGTACAGCGCGATCACGGCCAACAGGGTGGACTTGGCGTTCTTTCTGGACACCTCCAGGTACATCGTCCGGAACCGGCGCAGTCCATCCGGACGCTTCCAGCCGAACACGCAGGCCAAGACGAACACCTGCCAATCTTCGAGCCTGATCTTTTCGCCGCGGCGAGCCCACTCGCCTTTCGTGTGCGGCATGGCCTCGGCAAACCGGCACACCCGATTTGCCGCCGCATCGTCGAACGAGATGTCCTTACGCTTCAGGTCGTCCAGGTGCCGCTGGCAGGCAGCTTTGACCCACTTGCAGGCCACGACGTTGCCAGCTACTACGTTGCGCGCGTAGTTTTCCGCCCTGTTCGCATACGTCGCTGGCTTCTTGCGTCGGCTGGCTAGCCGATCTCTTCCCATACCGTCTTCGGTTTCGGCTTCGGCGGAGTCTGCACCTTGCTCTGCGCGGCCGGCGTCCGTCCAAGCTGCATCGCAAGGCTGTGATATGTCTGCCGCTCGGAGGCTGTCATCTGGCGCGTGCCTTCGATATCCTGCCGATACCGGCTGTACAGGAGGCAATAGTGGTCCAGCGCCTCTCGGTGGCCCGAGTTCAAAACCATAGAATAATCAGGGTCGCTGGTGATCTCGGCCCACTTGCCCCGCGCGTACTCGTCCAGATACTCCGGCGCGTCGCCAATCGGTCCGGTTATGACCGGCTCATTAACCCTCGCAGCCATTCGGCCGGGGTTGTGCTTCGCCGATCCGTTCAGGACCAGCAACGCCGTTGGTTTTCTTGGTGCCCCCATAAGCAAAAATTATAATGCAAGATACGCCTATTAGAATTATGGATACTGCGGAGGGG